AGTTTGCCATCTTGATAGTCCATACCAAGCTGCTCAAAGTAGTACCTACCTGCTTCATCGAAGAGCGCATCAACTTTACTAAAAAATGCTTTTACTTCTTCATTTTTCGTATTCTCTAGGTGTTCTCTTGAAGATATTCTTTTTGTTCCGTAAACGTGCGGCGTACCATCCGAGGTTTGCCAAGGTACTAATTTATGGAAGGCCTCCCCCTGACTATCCATCAACATATCATCCATAGTTTTATGCATGTGGATGGCATAGTCTGGATTATCTAGTGCCTCTTCGAATACAAAAATACGATCAGCATAAATAGTTAATTTACTAAGATCAAGCATAATAATCCTCTATACCCTTAAGCGTCTTTATTTCCGGCAGCCCACTGTTTTTTCTGCTCGTCTTGGCGAGTACGCTCGTATGCAATTTCAGCTTCCATTTGAGCAAGCTCTTCTTCAGTGTAGACAGAATCAATGTAGTCCCAGAAACCTACCACTGTAAATCGAGTTCCAGAAACGATTTCATTAATGCGGTGAATATTCTGTACGCCACCAGGGAATGCAATCAAGCTACCCTGAGGAAGCTTCACGGTTAAATCGTGGTCGCGAAATTCTAGCTCCCCGCCCTCGTAGTCATCGTTTAGATACAAAACGCTGGCGAATTTGTTGTTACGCCAAGCGGTCGGGTTGCCATCAATATCGGAACTATCTGAGTGCCAGCGAGCAAACGCCCCTACTGGCCACTTCTGAGCATGGGCGCTGTTAAGTTTTACGCCACGATCGTAGGCAGCTTCAATTGCAGAGCGAATGTGCTCTGGCAGCCAACGGAAGTAATCTTTATGGATATCCTCTAAGCCTGAACGCTGTAGAGCATCTTCTTCGATCATTAATGCCATACCAAGTGAATCATAGAAGCAGGTCTGCATCCAGTGTCCAGAGTTAGTCCCCTGGTCTTCAAAGAAATCAATAATCTTTTGACACTCTTCAGGGCTCAAAAAACCCGGGTATGTTACAACATCATCTTTAATCCATACTGGTTCTGGTAGCATTTCTATCCTATTTTTATGCGTTATCTTATAATTATACTGTGTTTAGTAGTCATAGATATCTGTTGATTGGCTCTTTCTGAATGCGCTTTCTCGAGCTTTTTCCATTTCAGCCCATTTTTCGGCACCGTGTTCTGCAAGTCCAGCTAGCCATTCAGGGGTGCCCTCGAACTCGTGCACCCAAAAAGTTCTAATAAAATACCGATTTCCCGAGTGGATTTGCTTCACTCCGTGATAATACGGCTCTGTGGATGGGAATACTATTACATCTCCCGCGGCAGGTTTGTAGTCAATTGTGTCGTATCCACCGTTTTTGTTGGCAACCCTAAAAGTAAGTTCGCCGCCCTCGTAATCATCGTTCAAGTACATCGTGCAGGTCAGGGCGTACTTTAGTCCGGGGGCGTCTGCTTTTTCACGCTGGAAGTCAGTGTGGTAGTGCATAGAGTAGCGATCATCATCTACTCCGCCTAGTGCTACGTATTTAGCAATAGATGGTTTTTGGTGAGACCAATTAGGCAACTCCAGTGGGTATGTCTTCATATAGTCTTCAGTTACCTTATAGAAAAGCTCATCTACATACACTGACAACTCCATGCCCGGTTTTCCAGCTTGTTCTACTTTATAATTTTCTAAGAAAGCTTTCCATTCTTCAGGAGTTGGCTTAGTTTCAAAACGCACGTAATCAAGCCCTGGAACGCTTACCATATCGCCAAATGTCCACCAAGCCTGCCAGCTTGGTAGCTCTTTTACATTTTCAATAAAACCATACGGGTCATTAAATATACCCCTATATACAAAAATTCTAGGGTATATTTCTTCATGAAGTAAGTCACTCATTTATCCTCCATGGTTGGAGTCTACTACAATTTTAAGCATACTTATTTCCGCGCTCCCACTCGGCCCGCTGCTCGAGCTGAGACTCCCTAACTTCAGCCAATTCAGCGGCCCATTCTGCTTGTCTCTCTGCTGAATACTCGGCGTCTGCGAAGTCCCAAAAGGATAGCATGGTAAATCTAGTTCCTTCCGATATTTCTTTGACGCCGTGAATATTCTCTATTCCGCCTGGAAATATGTATATAGAAAAAGCGTTAGGCTTGATCTCTAGATTGTGCTCCGGAAAGTACAGCTCCCCACCTTCATAATCACCATTGAGATATAAAACTGCCACGTATTTGTTTATCTCGAAGGCTGTTGGATTGCCGGCTTCATCTGAATTATCAGAGTGCGGATATGCATATCCGCCTTCTTCCCACTTTTGCGCGTGAGACGTATTTGGTTTTACCCTACGCTCGAATATTATTTCTACTGCAGATTTTGTTCTAGTATTTATTTCATTAAATACGTCATGCGTTAGCCCAAATTTTTCTAGTTCAATGGTATCCGGATTTAGCCCCATTCCATAAGATCCATAGAAGGCAATAGGTCCCCACTGCTCTGGACCATTTTCAAAGTAGTCAATCAGGTTGCTAGCTATGGAGGGTGCTATAAAGTTAGGAATCTCTATAATTCTATTAGTCTCTACTCCTAGTTTAGAAGTAGTATTTTTTTCATCTCTATAAAAGATAAAAGTTTCTTGATTAATAGTTGCGTTCATTATTCTGCGCTGCCCATTAGGTTGTAGCGTCCGCTTTGACGTTCGGATTTTTCTCGCTCTAGCTCCATCTGAGCCCAGGTCTCGGTGCCATATTTTTCTAATCCAGCATGCCAATTAGGTGACCCTGGAAAATAATAATCCCAGAAGGAGCGGACAAAATATTTTTGACCGTTAGTTGTCAGACCTACACCATGGTAGTACGGTTCGTCCGAAGGAAATACTAGGATATCTCCAGCTTTAGGTTTGTAGACTATTTCATCTATAGATTTGTCATCTTTTAGAATTTTGAAAGCTATTTCTCCACCCTCATAGTCATCGTTGAGATACATGGTACAAGTGATGTATGGTTTGAATCCAGGCTCTTCACGCTTTTCTTGCTGAAAATCAGTGTGGTAGTGCATGGCTACATCCTCTGAGGCGCCTCCGTTTGTCTCGTACATACATACAGCTGGAGAGTTAAAGTTCCAAGATACTTGGTCAATTTCATTGCTTTTAACATAGTGTTTAGTAGCTTTGTAGAAAGCATCCAAAATTTGGTCTGCTGCTGAATTTGGAATCTCTACTGATTCTTGAATATTCTTCCAATCAGCCGTAGATGGAAACGACTCAAAGGACCTACGGTCTATCTGAATTACAGCAGTTTCGCCAAAAGTGTACCAAGCTGACCATTGATACACGCTTTTCAGTGTATCGACAATATTATTGGTATCATTTAGTAATCCGCTATAGATAGATATACGCGGGTATATTTCTTTAATCTGCATGATGTTTAACAATTGTCCAGAAAAAGGGGCACGTATATCTAGTTCCAGACTTAATCTCAGTTACACCGTGAATGTAGTTCATGTCCCCCGGAAAGAAATAGGCTGCACCGCGCTTAGGTTTGAACTGAATGCCTTGGTTAGGGAAGTAAAGTTCTCCACCCTCATAGTCATCATTAATGTAAAAAAGACCAGCTAGGTCGTAGTAGGGGAAATCGTTTGGCTTGCCCCTGTCAGCCCCAATGTGAAGCTCTTTATCTGCGTGCGGCTCTTGTCGCATACCTGGAAGCCATCGAACTAGAGCTGGACTAGTTGGCATAGCGTCTACGTTGAAAAATTTATCAACCTCTACCTTAAGGCGCTCAACCATTCCCTCGATTATTCGCGGAATCTCCGGGTTTACACGATCGATAGTTGTATAAGTCGCAACTCGGTCCTTCCAATAGTCCGAGTCGTAGATTACCGTGCCTTCTTCGTTGTAGTGGGTTTCGGTCACATCCCACTGATCGTTACTACGAATAAAAGCGTCTAAGGCAGTGATTTCTTCCTCGGTCATGAAGTTCTCTAAAGAAACGATGTTGTCCGAAGAATCTCCATAGAAACCAGATGGCGTAATAGATACCCGCGGTGCTCCGCGGTGACTGTTTGCTAGATCTTGCTCTTGTGGTTCCATATTCATATCCTATATCACTCGTAGACTCGTCTAGTCCAGACTTCTTTTTGATACACTCCACCATTAGGTACTCGGTATTTTTGACTATTTTCCATATTATTTTTTACCATGTCATTATAGCCAACGGAGATGTCTATCTCGGCTTTCCAATCTTCGCGTTTAAAGGGAAGAATTTGAGCATAAGGAGTTCCTGCGGGTATGATACCTGTAAATCCTTTAGCAATAAAAAATGGCATTGTCCCTGGTAAGTGGACTTTGTCATTGTCGATAATGCCACTTGTAGTTAAAAATGGTAGCTCAAAGCGGTTAAAAGGCTGAGAATACAGTGCACTGTAGCCCTCTGGAAGAACTACTGCCCAGTCGGCCCACCAAGCAAAGTGTTTTTCGTGATACCCCTGAGGTGCAGTGAATTGGGGCATTGGCATACGGTCTCCAACAAAATCCTTGTTGTACTCGTCTAACACTTTAATATTAATTTCACCATTGCTCTCGTATACCTCTACATCGCACGGTGTTTTGTATACATAACCGGTGCCCATGATATCGAACACTGCAGGGCATGCTTTCCAGGTTGGAACTTTACCTCCGTCCTGGGGATTAATCCAAGGCTCGGCTGTGTGGGGATTAATAGCAAATCTATCAGCTTTTCTATACCAATCGGGGATAGTTTTAATAGTTGCAGCGGGCGCGGACGGGCTCTCTTTTGTTAGCCATGGTCGATTTCGTACAAACTTAATTATCTGAGACACTATATGATTCTCCTGTAACTGGGCAGCTCACCGTGCGTAGCTTAATATTTTTTGACTCGTGAGACCCCATTGAGCTGCCGTCGTAGTTAATAGCATCTCGATACATTTTTGACCAATCTCCGACAGAGTTTTTTATTTCTGATGCGTCTCCGTACTTCTTTAGTTCTTCGTAATACTCACGAGGCATATCTCCCTCAATAATATTCATTTCGTAGTCATCTTGTAGGCCTTTAATTGAAATTGGAAGAATAGTGAAAATAGGGGTTCCGGCTGGAATAGTTATTTCTTTATTTGGCTCTGTAATTTTTAGAGCTAGCGGGAACTCTCCCTTGTAAAAAGAAGTGCTCATTATTGTAGTAAATGGCTGAATCCCGCGGATAAATAGGTTTGGCGTTGGCATAGTCAACATAGAGGTATCCTCGTCTGTCTTAATAATTAAGCCACCATAGAAACTAACGGTTCCGTGACCTCTGCCAGTGAATACATATTCTTCACCTTCTAGAATGGTTACGTGGAAATCTCTAGAATCTTCGATTCCATCCCAAATAAATTTAATATCTTTTGGAAAAGAAATTCCCCAGCCTAGCCGGTTTGTTAAAGAGACCGGGAAGCACATGTAGGCGTGCCTATCGAAGGTATTATCCATCCAATCACGGGTCCCCCTTAACTGCTCTACGTGAGCAGACATGGGGCGTAGTCTACGAAGTTCTATTTTCTTCATTAGCTTCCTGTTTCTTCATAGAATTTTTGTTTGTGAAATTTGTCACTATAGTCAAGCATGGTAACCATAGAATATTTAGTTCCAGACTTTACCGGCATGGCTCGGTGAGGGTACATAAAATTTGAAGGAAATAGGTACACATCGCCAGCTTTAGGTTTGATTGTTACATCATGCAGCCTAAAATAAAGCTCTCCACCCTCGTAGTCATCATTCGGGAATGCAACTATAGATACTACACAGTTATATGAATATCCGTGATCGTGGTGTTCTTGAAAGTGCTGTCCGGGGCCGTACTTAATGTAATTAGTTGCTTCCCAGTAGCGCAGCTCGCCGATATTGTAGTGGCGGGTATAGTGTTTGACCGCTTGAAGTTGACGATAGTGGGTCTCGTCTGCTAATTTATGTAGAGTTAATCCCGGCGCAGAGGTGTCTTCGGCAATATCACTTTTTTTATATTTAAAGTCAAAACAGTCTCGGTAGTCTGGCATCTTAACTCCGTAGCCAACCATTGCTTCTTCATACTTGTAGTTATTGTCAGAATCATTTAAAACTGACTCTAATCTACTAATAATGTTCATGCTTTCTGGTAAAACATCGTGGTAGACCCAGATGCCCGTGCCAGGCGCTACTTCTTCCGCTGAGCTCCAGGTCTGCTCTTCTATCTCGTACCATGCCTGAAGACGGACGTTGTGATCATCCATCTCTTTTTGCATTTTTTCATCAGGTCCACTGACGTGTTCAGTATTCATGTATTCCTCCATCAGTACTTCAACTCGTAAGCCTCAATTGTAGGCGAGACTCGGTGATTTACCCCGTCTCTGTCATTATAGTCGGTCATAACTACAACAGCATACTTTATACCAGAAACCATATCCTGGGAAGCGTGTTCATAAATAAAAGTAGACGGGAATACTACAATATCTCCAGCTTTTGGTTTAATGGTTAGTTTATCAAATCTAGGAAAGTGAATTTCCCCGCCCTCGTAGTCATCGTTTAAGTAGACAACGACAGAGATAGTGCAGACATAAGTGGGGCCGTGATCAGCATGTACCTTAAAGTGCGTACCCGGTCCATCGTATTTTACAAAATTAAATGATTCGTAAGATGCAATCCCTACTCCCCAGGAGCGACCATAGTCGTCAACGCACTGGCGAATTGCTTGAAAAATACGCTCGTGCATTTCGTAGAGCTCGGCATTCTCTGAGCTTTTTGGTCCTAGGTTAGTAGAGCTAATTTTAAAATCTAGTGCGTTTCTTGCATATAATGCCACTTCTGCTGAAGAGGTGACTCTTGCCCCCTGCCACTCGTATCGAGTTTGCCCGTTTAGGTTTGCCTCCAGAGTGTCGATATATTTTTTTCCTTGATCGGATGAGATAGCTCCACTATATACATTTATACCGAGGGCTGGATTAGATACTTTAATGTGGCCAATGGCCCTATCTGCCATACGGTTACTGGCTGTTTCTGAGCGATCTTTAGTAAACCAATCATTTTGCCCGTGTGGCTGATCCATATGTCTCCCTGAGTAATTGCTTTTACTTTAATTATCCTAGCATAGGGATTAATATTTTTGGCAAAAAATAAGGCCCCCGAAGGGGCCCTATTTTAGCTGATTTAGTTCTGGTGAACTAGATAACCACCGGCAATGAACCAGTTGTACGGCTCACAGATGTACTGGTAAACGATGGTTGGTTCGTCTAGGTTAGTGATCTCGGTGATCTCTTCTTCGACGTATGAGCCATCCTTTAGTACCTTAACCAGGATGTCGCCTACCTTTAGTAGACCAGCATTTATGGTCTGGAACTGGCCATCTACCTTAGCGAACATTGCCTGCTCGTTTGAGTACTTAGCCTGGTCGTTGCCATTGAAGTAAACAATCTCTGATTTCTCGGTTTCGATAATCTCGGTGATTGTTGTCTCCACTAGTTTTTCGCCAACGAATGAGAGTGTAGGAGCAATAACGAAGTTTTCTTCTTCGCGTGGCTCTGTCGACAGCTCATTTAGCTCTACAGATACTAGGGTATCTCCAACCTTTAGGTCCTTAGCTGCAACCAAACCGGTAGGTGTCTCGATCAATGTGCTTTCCTCGATGCAGAAGCGTGGAGGGAAGAACGGGAAGAACGGGAAGAAAGGCGGGAAGAACGGGAAGAAAGGCGGGAAGAACGGGAAAAATGGTGGGAAGTACGGTGGGAAGTACGGTGGGA